GTTTGTTAAGGTTGTCTCCTCCACCTTACTCTTGGAGTATGGTGGCCAATTTTGACGTAATGGATTGGCTGACCATCTTTCGCCTTACGGCTTAACGGCTACCAAGGTACGGCATTTTCCGAGAGTTGTGAGCATGCCACGCGAGCCTACATGATGTCACTTAGCAAATACTATTGGTCTAGGAAATTACTTCAAACTATCCCACAGGATCTTAATCGTTGTCTGCAGGACTCTCGTTTGAAGGTTTCGAAGAAAATAGGAGAGTTGTTAATTAACACCACGCACGGTTCGTAACCTTGTCTTGGTAGACCGAATTTGTTCAAGGGGTTCATTCCCCATTGGCCACATACCTAGTGCAGTAGTGTAGGTGGTCGCGACTCAAGGGCATAAGATGCGCAACATCAAAGTTGCCCGAGGACAATTGCTGTTCGATTCGTATTTGATCTGAGACAGAAATATGAAATAATTTTTCAAACTGTACTCGCGTTGATGGCTTAGGATCAAATTCAGCTACGTGTATTTGATCGCGCGGTATTTCATGATAACCATCAAATACGAACCTGGCAGCCGAATCCCGCGTCATATCCAATGCATATCTAGCTGCGGCACCAACTATGGGGCATTGGGGAGTTTCATAGACGCAACTCAGAGCTTTAGCCCTGAGTAATTCTCGCAAAACTTTCTCATTCGCACCCATACAAGACGAGGTCCATGAGAATTTTGCTAAGAATTCTACGGGATTCCGAATGATTTCCCCGCTTTCTGAGAAAATCATTCCACAAAAAGAGGCATCACCAATTTTCTCATAAGGAATGATTTTGATTTCAAAACCTAAATTAGAATAATCTTCGGGTGAAAGTTCAAAATCAGTAGCAAAAAGACCATCATCACCTTCTACAAAGCCATAAACATGGCCTTGACGAAGATGGGCTATATATGAGGTCAAGATTAAATTGGTGAAACCATTGCCCAAACTTGTACACATTTCCCCACTCATGCGTCGGGCTTCAACAGTAGCCTTA